CTGCTAATCTTGTGCCAACACTTAAACTCTGTGCTTGGTGTCCAACAAAATTGCTTACATACGGAACATCATCTGCACCAATTACTAATCTTGTTCCACTGTCACTTCCGAAGTATGATCCTGGTACAATAGTTATGTCACTACCAAATGATGCTGGAGGTGAACCTGTTGTTGTTCCTAATGTAAGTATGTTACCTGCACTATATAATTTTTCACTTACCATATCCCCACTAGTAATTTTACCACTAGTAAGTATGTTTGCAGTACCGTATCCATTTTCCAAGAAGTTTTGTACTTGAACATTACCATAATCACTCTCACCTGCATCTGCTGGTGTGAATGTGAATACACCTGTGCCACTATTATAACTTAATGAACCATCTCCACTTGCGGCGGCTGTTGTAACACTCAATGCACCTCTGCTTTTGGCATCTGTGTAATATTCATTAGTGCCTTCTGCTAGGTCACTTGTACTTGCTGGTATGTTATAGTATGTGCTACCATCATTTGTGAATGTCCACTTGTCTGTGTCTTCATTCCATTTGATTTCTGTGCTGGTATCTTGCGGTCTGTTTGCAATAATTTGCACATTGCTGTTTGTTGCCGCATTTGCATTCAGTGTTATCTTTTGGTCTGTTACATATAAGTCTGTAACGTTTTCATAATCTATATTACCTGTTGCAATAATATTTCCTGTAACATTTAGATTACCGCCTACTGTTAAAGGATTTTGTGATATATGAGTTATAACTTGTGCATTTGTTAAACCACCGCCTGTTTGGTCTTGCCAAGTAACTACACCACTACCATTTGTGGTCATAACTTGGTCAGCACTACCATCTGCGTTAGGTAGTGTGAATGCTTTGTTAATTTCTACACTTCCGCCTTCAGATACACTGAAAACTCTACCTGCTTCTGTTATACTACCTGCGTTGGCATCATATATATTAAAACTTTGGGCTGTTCCTAAATTACTAGAATCTATGCCTATGTTAACATTACCACCTGCTTCAATATTAAGTTCTTCTTGTGATATAGATCCATCTACAGTACCACCATAAATTTCTATTCTATTTTTGTTGCTGGCATTTGCTGTGGATATACTGTTGTTGCCTAAAATTAAACCATTTGTGCCTGGATTAGGGAAAAATTCGCCTGTAGGTGAAGTCTGAAATTGTTGTGCTTCAAAAGTTCCAAATGCTTGTCCACTTATACCTGTGTTACTGAGTGTAAACTTGTCATTGATTTCTGCTTGATCTATTGTGAGATTAGACTTGCTGGTAGTCATATCTATTCTGGCTCTTGGTGTTTGTCCTCCACTCTCTTGTCCAAAGTCTACTACACCATTTGCTCTAACTCTAAACAAGTTTTCTGCAGAGCCCGATGTAGCACTTACATTACTACCTCTTACACGTCTAACAGTAAAACCTGCTGTTTCACTGTTTGCACCTTGCCAATCTGTTGCAACTGTGAGACCACCATTGTGTCCCAATATCATACCATCCCAGTTACCACCTGTTACACTACTGCTGTATGGGTTTTCATTGAAGTCTATAAAACTGTTTGCTTTTGTGGTGTAACTGTCTGGATCTGTGCCACTTGCAACTCTCATCCACATACCATTTCTTGGTGTTCCACCACTGACCATACCTGCTGGGGTAGGTGCTAACTTGGCGTTTAATTGTAAATGTGTTGATGCACCAAAGTTACCTTGTGTTAAGATTAAATCACCGTCTTTTCTCAATCTCAATCTTGCTTGATTGCCATCTGCATTGTTACCCCATAGTGTAACATTACCTTGTTCGTCTACTTGAAATAATTGGTCAGACGCACCTGTTGTTTCTCCGTTTGCATATATTTTGAAAACTTCTGTTGTGCTGTTGTCATTTTTATCTATAAAGTTGTATATGCTGTCGCCTGCTTTGATATCAACATCTGTGCTACTGTCTAGTCCTGTTATAGCATCGATACCAAACGTTCCTGTGCCACTGTTATATGTTAATGGTGAGGTTGCACTTAATACACCTCTGACGTCTGCACTGGTAGGTCCGTTGTAAGTGAATACACCTGTACCACTGTTGTAATTAAAACTACCAAATCCACCTGAGTCTACAGCACCAACGGCACCTCTTCCTCTGCTTGTTGTGAAATATAAGTTAGAACCACCTTCTGCTAAGTTACCTGTGTTTTGAGTGGTAAACCAAGTGTTTGCATTTGTGTTAGTGAAGTATAAGTTTGTGCTTCCTTCTGGTAAAGCATCTGTGTTTACTGTTGCCCCAGTTGTAGTAAAATATTTGTTTGTGCTTCCTTGCGTTAGGTCGTCTGTGGTTTTACCTGTAAATATTGCACCACTGTCGATACCTATAGCACCTGTTGTGCTGTTATATGTAATAGGTGATGTGTTACTTAAATGTGCTCTTACTTCTGCGGCACTTGGTCCTGTATATGTGAATACACCTGTACTACTGCTATAACTTAAACTGCCGTCTCCTCCTGCATCAGTTACACTCAGTACACTTCTAACACTTTCAACGTTTGCCAATGCGGCAACTTGACTTACTGTCACAGTTGAACTGGTACTACTTACGTTTACTACACTATTACTTTGATTTACAGTAATTGAGGGATTACTGCTTGTTATTGTTACATTAGCCATACTGCCTCCTTAAGATGTTGGTATTGCAGTAAATCCTGCGTCTAGGGTTGGGTTACCTATTGTAACATCCGGTTCATACCTTTCTAAGATTGCCCATCTATGGCTGTCTGTTTGACTTGGAGTTGTTGTGGTATCTGTCCATTTAACACTTATTACTGTGATTGGCACATTTGTTCTAGCATCTGGTATAATTTGTCCAGTGTATCTTTGTGCTGGGATAGTTATATCCACTGTGCCATCGCCTGAACTAACAACATTTACATTGCCACTTCCGAAATCAACGTTTGCAAAACTGCCTAACACTGATGAATCACTAAACGATGGATCGCCAGTAAGTCTGTCGTAGGATAGAACGTCTACCACAATTGTTTGACTGCTTAGTTCGAAACTGTAATTTGATATATCGACACCGAAATTGTATCTGTATGTTTTTTGTTTTGATGGGACCATTTCTTCTACAATTACATTGTCCATCCCACCTATGTAATCTTTAAATGCAAGTACTCTTCCACTCATATTTTCTCTCCTGAAGGATAAAGTTTATACACTGAGGCGTATAAAAGTTATTATTGTTATATTTATCTAACTTGGCTGTGTGGGCCAGGTTATGTCTTGTATTGTTGCCCAATTGTCTGCACTATCGGGTAAATCTCTTAATGCTTGTCTGTATGTGGCCCATTCTGCTTTTTTGCTATCACTAAGTGGGCTGTCTGCTGTTTGTGTCCAGTCAGTAAGTTTTAGTAGTGTTAATCTTTGTTGTCTTATATGTGTTGCAACATCTTCTACATTTTCTGGTTTTGCTTCTATATAATGACTGTCGCCACTAATATTCATTCTGACCTTGTTTACATCTGCAACCTTTCCTGGCATAAATGCAATGTTTGGGTTATTGTCCAACATTTTTTGTTTGCTGGTCTCTGTTAATCTTAACACAGTTTCTATAAAACCGGTATCTGTGTGATATAATATATAATGTTGCATTAAAATATATCTCCTTTTGTTATCTTTAACATATCGTATCTTATACTGTTGAAACCTCTATCACTACCTACTTGATCCAATGTGTTAAACCCTTCTAACAACACGTTACCACTTACTGGATCTGGACCAATTGTAATCTTTTTGTTTGCTTCTAATGTGCTGGGTATAATTGGATTATTTAAACTGGTTATACCGAACTCTTCTTGTTGCACACTACCATTTGCATACTGTATTTGCACGTTTGCAATCACACTAAAACTTGCTGGGTTGGCGTTTGCGGCTCCAATTGGAGTTACACCACTTATAAAACTGTAATCACCTGGTTCTATACCTGTACCTGCTGTAAAGTCTAGTTCTCTTCTAGTAAACAGGTTAGTATAACTGGTAGTTCCGCCTAAATCCAATTTGTTTGCTGGTTTGTCTTCTACTTGTCCACCTGTTGCTAAAGGTCCCATATGTTCTCTTGCAAGCCAATTACCGAATATTTCTGGATCAATAGTTAAATTACCATAATTACCTGCTAAAGCACTTGGCATAATAAAACTTCCTGGTGGAACTTGAGGTATTTTAGGCATATCACTTATGTTTGCTCTAGGCAAGTCTAATTGTGCATTTACTGGTATACTATATACTTCATCACTGTATTCTAATCCTGTTAGTTCTACACCGATCATACCTTCTGCTGTTTCTACTTCTCTGGTTCTCATAACTTTGAACAATTTGTTGCTGAATCCATATAAATCATTATCTACTTTTACAATATCACCAATATCTGTTTGCATACCACTGAAATCAGTAGTAAATTGTACAACTGTGGATTCTCTACTTTGTTGTAAGTCTATATTTGCTAATCTTTCTGCTCTTACTTTGTCATTAATTAAGTCCACAGTATATTTTAGTGTGTTATCTGGTTCGTTTGCGTTTCTATCCAGTGCAGGTGTTTCTATCAGCACCGTGTTCATTGCATCTTTTCTGTTGTCATCAGCAAATTCTACTTCAATACCGTTATACATACTGAATAATTCTGTTGAACTTATGTCTAACTTGCCTATCATATTGTCATCGTTGTAAACAAGTGCATTGGCTTTTTCAGTACTGCTAAATGCTCTGTTAGGTATAATTTTAAACTTGCCTTGTTTACCGTCATATGCAAAATAACTACCTCCTGCGGCACATATCTTATCGATATTTGTTTTTGTGTCACTGAATGTGGTCATAACACCATTAATTTCATAACGTTTGTTGGTTTGTGGATTGCCAGCACCGTCTTTGTATGCAACTAATTCATCGCAGAACCCTCTCATTGCTGTATTGGCTGTGCCTACTATACTGGTTGTATCTATAATTGTGTTACTGAGTCCTACACCGTATCTATCATTGTTTAAATAATCCATTAACACGTTACCTGGATTCTTAAGACTGTTTTGCATTTCAAATGTTATTGCTGGTAACCCTGTTAGTCCATTTTCTGGTGAATAATCAATTTGCACCACTGCATATACCAAACTGTTTGCAGTATGCGTTGATGGTGTCCAATGAGGCACAATAGTTGTTGCAGGTGTGCTACTACCTGTACCACTTGTTGGGAATATAACATCTGATCCTGTTGATCCACCTTGATAAACGTTTACTCTCACATTACCTGCATAACTGGTGTCCGATGTTCCATTAGGATCATAATGACTTATCACTGAATTGCCACTAAAAACAAGTTTAGCATCATTTATGTAAACAGTTTGCACACTGAAGTCGCCTGAGTCTGTTTCTTCACTGAGTGCAACACAATAAGTCATAGTTTTGTTTTGATTACTTATTGCGGC